CCGAAGATGCTATTCAGACAGCCCGAGAGTTAGCCACGCATGCGTCTGACATTAGACATTTGCAAGATGACATGGACAAGATGTTGGAAAACATGAAAACCATGCAAGCAACGCTGACGGCTATTGATAAAACATTGTCTGAAGCCAAAGGTGGTTGGAGAATGTTGATGCTGTTGGCAGGTGCAAGTGGTACTGTTGGGGCGGGGGTAGTTCAACTCGTGCATTGGTACTCAGGAGGCAAGTGATGCCTAGCACGAGTAAGAAGCAACACAATTTCATGGCGGCGGTGGCTAATAGTCCAAAGTTTGCCAAGAAAGTAGGAGTCCCGCAGTCTGTGGGCAAAGAGTTTACAACTGCGGACAAAGACCGCAAATTTTCAAAAGGTGGTGATACTATGGCTTCCAAAATGAATGCTGGCTTCATGGCAATGATGGCTAAGAAAAAAGGCGCTCCTGCTAAAAAAATGGCTGGTGGCGGTATGGCAATGGGCAAGGTCAAGACAGCGGCTCCTAGCAAAGACGGTATTGCTGAAAAAGGCAAAACCAAAGGCAAGATGGTTAAAATGAACATGGGCGGCAAAGCCTGCTAAGGGGTCGACATGAAACGACGTTACGACGATGGCGGTGAAATAGACGCGCTGGAAGAGGCGAATAAACGCGAAGACATGGGGTTGAAGAACCCTAACGCCAAAGAATATGGCGAGTCTGGCACCTCTTACACGACAAAAGCCGAGCCTAAAACAAAGCCTAAAACAAAGCCTAAAGCCGTAAGAAGAGGCTTTGACGAGCCTGAGCCTAAACTTATTGACGCCTCTAATATTAGAAGTGGCCGTCGTGATTTTGAAGAGTCACAAATGGCCTCCTCTGACAAGACCAAAATGTCTGTATCAGAGCGTGCCAAGGCAGCCCGTGAGAGCGCTAGAAGCGGTAGTGGGTCAACCGATAAGCGTTCTGTTAACGAGCGCATTCGTTCTGCTATGGGCATGAAAAACGGCGGTTCTGCCTCTTCACGCGCTGACGGTATTGCTGTTAAAGGCAAGACCCGTGGGAAGATGTGCTAAACCATGATGGCCAGCCGCGGTATGGGAGACATCTCCCCTTCTAAAATGCCCAAGGGTAAGAAGAAGGCCCGACGGGACGACACCGACTTCACGCAATACGCTGAAGGCGGCAAAGTAAATGCGGCTGGCAATTACACAAAGCCTAGTCTTCGCAAGAAGATTGTGTCTCAAGTAAAAGCCGCAGCTACGCACGGCACTGGCGCAGGTCAGTGGTCTGCTCGTAAAGCACAGCTTGTTGCCAAGAAGTACAAGGCGGCAGGCGGGGGTTACCGAGATTGAAAGCGCCCCAAAAATCATTGAAGGACTGGGGCGACCAAAAATGGAGAACCAAAAGTGGTAAAAAATCTTCTGACACGGGCGAGCGATACCTTCCTAGTGCTGCGATTAAAAGCCTCAGCCCTGCTGAGTACGCTGCGACAACGCGTGCGAAACGTGCTGGCAAAAAAGCCGGAAAACAATTCGTAGCACAACCCAAAACGATTGCAAAGAAAACGGCAGGCTTTAGATGACCACTTCAGGAACCGCAGCGTTTAACCTTGACCTTACTGAGTTGGTTGAGGAAGCGTTTGAACGCGCCGGTTCGGAGTTGCGTACGGGCTACGACTTACGTACTGCCCGTCGTTCATTGAACTTGATGTTTGCGGATTGGGCAAACCGTGGCGTCAACATGTGGACGTTTGAGCAGGGGACAATTAACCTGACTCCGGGTCTGAACACCTATGCCCTACCTGTAGATACAGTGGATCTACTTGAGCATGTGATTCGCACGGGCGCGGGTAGCGCGTCCACACAGGCTGACCTGACCATCACGCGTATCAGTGTTTCTACTTACGCCACAATCCCCAACAAACTGCAACAAGCCCGACCTATTCAGGTGTGGTATCAGCGTTTGGATGGCCAGACTTCTTCTATTGGTACCACGCTTAACGGCGGAATCACTGCCACAGACACCACAATCACGTTGACTTCCACTGCGGGCTTGCCTGCTACGGGGTTCTTGTTAATTGAAAACGAGACTATCCAGTACGGCTACATCTCTGGCAACGTACTTAACAACTGTTTCCGTGGGCAGAACGGCACAAACGCAGTACAACATTCAACCGGCGTGTCTGTGTACACACAGAATTTGCCCTCTATAACCGTTTGGCCAACACCAGACAACAGTACAACGTATCAGTTTGTTTACTGGCGCATGCGCCGTATTGATGATGCTGGTGGCGGTGTACGCACGATGGATGTGCCTTTCCGCTTTTTGCCCTGTATGGTGGCCGGTCTTGCTTACTATTTGGCTCTTAAGATTGAGAATGGCGCTGAGCGCTTGCCGGTCTTAAAGCAACAATATGACGAAGCTTGGCAACTTGCCGCTGATGAAGATCGTGAGAAGGCTTCGGTTCGTTTTGTTCCGAGGCAAATGTTTATTGGTAGCGGTACGTAAATGGGCAATCGGTTTGCTTCTGGTAAGAACAGTATCGCCATGTGCGATAGGTGTGGCCAACAGTACAAATTGACGGCTCTGAGACAAGAAGTTATCAAGACAAAGCTTTACAATTTGATGGTGTGTGATACGTGTTGGGATCCCGATCAGCCGCAGTTGCAGTTGGGTATGTATCCAGTGGATGATCCGCAGGCAGTGCGTAACCCACGTAAAGACACAACGTACGTTACGGCAGGCACAAACGCTAGTGGCAATTTGACTGGCGGTTCGCGGGATGTTCAGTGGGGGTGGGCACCGGTAGGTGGGTCGAGTAATTTTGATGCGGCGTTGACACCAAACTACTTGGTGGCAACGACATTTGTTGGTACAGTTACAGTAACAGTTACTTAGGAGTTAGTTATGAAAGACAAGACACAAGACATGAAGATGATTAAATCTGCTGTCGGTAAGCACGAGAAAAATATGCACCCCGGCAAAACGCCTACAAAGCTTGCCAAGGGCGGTAAGACCAATGAGATGATGATGCAGTATGGTCGCGGTATGGCCAAAGTTAAGAATCAGGGGAAATAACATGGCCAAGATTAACAATCAACCCGCCTCTATAAACCCCGGCACACCTCCAAACCGCAGTAAAGCCGATACCGTGAATATGTCTATTGGCAACATCAGCAAAAACGCTGGTAACGAAACCACTAAGACATCCGGTATTGTCACCCGTGGTAACGGTGCGGCAACCAAAGGCACGATTGCCAGAGGCCCAATGGCATGAATTACACCGCACTCAGCGCTGCTATTCAAGCGTATACGGAGAACACGGAAGCAGATTTCGTGGCTAATATTCCCGTGTTCGTTCAGCAAGCTGAGCAGCGTATTTACAACAGCGTTCAGTTTCCGTCTATTCGTAAGAACATGACGGGCGTGGTGTCCACCACAAGTACGTACCTGTCTGCACCAGACGATTATTTGGCTACGTATTCGTTGGCGGTCATTGACGCTACTGGCAACTACGAGTACCTGTTAAACAAAGACGTTAACTTTATTCGTCAAGCGTATCCAAGCGCTAGCGATGTAGGTTTGCCAAGGTATTACGCTTTGTTTGGCCCAACAGTCAGCGGTAGCACAATCACAACTGAGTTGACGTTCATTCTGGGGCCAAAGCCAGATGCCAACTACACCGTTGAGTTGCATTACTACTATTACCCCCAGTCGATTGTCACCGCTTCAACTACATGGCTTGGTGATAACTTTGATTCTGTGCTTTTGTATGGCTCTTTGGTTGAGGCTTACACCTACATGAAGGGTGAGCAGGACATGATGGCGCTGTACAACCAGAAGTTCATGGAAGCATTAGCACTTGCAAAACGTTTGGGCGATGGTATGGAGCGTCAAGACGCTTATCGTTCTGGTCAGTTCCGTCAGAAAGTAACTTGATATGGCGATTGTCCAAACTCAAACCACTAGCTTTAAGGCGCAGTTGTATCAAGGTATTCATGACCTGACGACCGACGTTATCAAGATTGCCTTGTATACGGCTAACGCTAATTTGAATGAAGACACAACTGTGTACAGTTCAACTGATGAAGTGGCCAACACGGGCACTTACGTCGCTGGTGGGGCACAGCTAACTCCCATCACAATAGGCACGTCTGGATACACAGCTTACGTGGGCTTCCCAAACATCTCGTGGACAGGCGCAATCACAGCTAGGTGTGCTTTGATTTACAACGTCACACAGGGTAACAAGTCTGTAGCCGTGTTGGATTTTGGTTCAGACAAAACTTCTACAACCACGTTCACCATTACCATGCCAACCAACGGCCCAACCACTTCATTGATTAGGAGTTCAAATTGATTGTTACGACAACCAAAGGCGACATGGACGATTCCTTGCTTGAAAAGCGAGAAGGTTCATTAGATAATGACAACGAGTCAACCACATGGGTGGAGTATTGGTTGGATGGTGAACTTGTCCACCGTTCGGTGCACGTTCAATTGAAGAAATCGGTGGGGCTGAAAGTCGAAGCCGCATCTTTCGGTTAATTTTTTAAAGGAGCCTCATCATGGCAAATACTCAAGCAATGTGTACATCATTCATGGAAGAAATTCTAGAAGGCGTGCATAATTTCACGACCGGTACAGGCAACACTTTCAAAGCCGCGCTTTTTGTTGCCACTGCTAACACTTCTTCAAGTACAACTTTGTGCGCCAGCGTAACTGCTTATGCAACAACGGTTAATACAATTCCCGAAGTGTCAGGTACAAATTACGTAGCTGGGGGCGTAACAGTAACAAACGGCACATCGCCTTTGGCTACAAACACTTCTACTACGGCGGGCACTGCCTATTGGACTCCCAGTGCTAGTTTGACATACACAAACGTAACATTGACTACGGCATTTGATACTGTGTTGATTTACAACTCATCGGCTTCTAACAAGGCTGTTAGCGTTCATACCTTTGGTTCACAGACCGTGACTGCCGGTACGTTTACGCTGACAATGCCTGCTAACACAACATCTACTGCTCTGATCCGTTTGGCAACAACCTGATCCTCCTGTCTAGGAGGGCAGTAAATGACAACCGCATGGGGCGCAGGGGCGTGGGGCAGTAATACTTGGGGAGGTCAGCAATCTGAAATCTCCGGTGTTGTTGCGTCTGGCTCTGTAGGCTCTGCGGGTGTTAGCGTTACTGTAGCCCTAACGGGGGTTTCCGCATCGGGGGCGGTTGGGACTGCAACTGTAGCCGAGCGATCTTTAGCGTTAACAGGGGTTCAAGCCTCTGGCGCGGTTGGTACGGTTGGTGTTGAGTTTGTTTATGAAGTACCCATAACAGGGGCCTCTGCTTCTGGTGCGGTTGGCTCTGTTGTTCAATCGGCATCTGTTGCACTGACGGGTGTCTCTGCTACGGGTGAAGTTGGTACTACTGTAGTATCAACTACAGATGATGAGACGGGTGTTCTGGGTATTGGTGCAGTTGGCACAGTTGAGCCTAGTCTTTCACTTGACTTAACAGGTGTAGAGGGCACAGGCTCTGTTGGCAGTGTTGCAGTTGGCACTATATCGGTAGCGTTGACAGGTGTTCAAGCCACAGGCGCAGTTGGTACACAGACTCCGGATATTGCTCTGGCTTTGTCTGGTATTGCGGCAAGTGGCGATGTTGGCTCTGTTTCGGTTGGTACAGTTGCTGTTGCACTGACGGGTGTTGAGGCTACTGGTGAAGTTGGTGTTATTACACGCAAGTTTGTGCTTGATGGCCTTGAGGCCACTGGCTCGGTTGGTACTGCTAGTGCGGGTGTTACAGTTGCGCTGACTGGCGTGTCTGGCTCTGGACTAGTGGGTGATGATGTTCCTGTTAGATCGCTCGAATTGTCGGGTGTATCTGCAGCGGGCGCTGTTGGCACGGTGTCGATTGGCGCAAGGTTGATTGCTATTACAGGCAGTCAAGCAATGGGTAATGTTGGCAGTTTTGGCGTGTTTTATTGGTCGTTAATTGATGACAGCGAGAACGCAAACTGGCAGAATATAAACAATACGCAGTCTTCGGGCTGGACGGTAATTTCTACTTAGGAGTCAACAAATGACTACAGGCGCAACGGGACAACTAGGTTTAGCTCTTCCAGTACAGGGCGAGCTTTCCGGCACATGGGGCGATACCGTTAACAACGGTATTACGCAGTACACCAACATTGCTATTGCAGCCACACTGACGCTGACAAATGATGGCGCGGTAACTCTGGCCAATACAACAGGCGATGCCTCGGCTTCCAACATCGTATCTAGCTTGACAGGCGCGGGTACGGTTACGGCTCAGTTCGCCATCGTGCGGGTTACGGGTACGCTGACCACAACTAAAGTTGTGACGTTTGGCTCGGCAGGTTCAGCCCCATACAGTAAGACATACGTGGTGGTCAACGCTGCAACGGGCGGGTCTGTAAGCTTCACTGCATACGGTGGATCAGGCGTCACTGTTGCTGTGGGCGAGAGTGCATACGTGTATTACAACGGCACTAACATTGTAAAAGTTTCTTCAACCGTGGCTACTGGCGTTACATCTTTCCAAACGTCACTAAGCGGCTTAACCCCATCTACGGCTACAACAGGCGCAGTCACATTGGCTGGCACATTGGGTACATCTAGCGGTGGAACAAACTTAACATCATTCACATCAGGCGGTGTAGTTTACGCCTCAAGTTCTAGTGCATTGGCTACTGGCTCTGCGCTTACTTTTGATGGGACTAATAATCTAAAACTTCAAACAGGCGCTGGTGTTACATCAACATTAAATTTGAACAACAGTGACGGTAACGGAACCCTGTCTCAAATAAATTTTGGGTATACCGCAGTTCCAAATCACGGAAACATAAAGTACACGGGCGATTTTGTTTTTAGCCTTAATGCAAACGCCGAACAAATGCGCCTAACCTCGACAGGTCTGGGTATTGGGACGAGTTCGCCTAGTGCAAAACTTAATGTGTATTCAACAGCAGGCGCAATTGTTGCCAAGTTTGACAGTAACCAAAGCGGTGGTGCGCAAATCGGGTTTTATGGTTCTGGAACTATTAACGGCTATGTTGGAACAAGCGGTAATTGGCTTGGCACTTCTGCAACAGATATGGCAATTATTGCTGAAACAAGCAAATCCATTACGTTCTTTACTGGTGGCTCTGGAACAGAGCGTATGCGCCTCGACAGCGCAGGCAATCTAGGTCTTGGTGTTACACCGAGTGCTTGGGGAAACACATACAAAGCATTTCAAGCAGGAACGACAAGCGTTTTGGCGGGTGTTGCATCTCAGACAAATAACTATGTATTACACAATTTTGTCAATTGTTACAATGACAATACAAACTGGGTATACATTGCTTCACAAGAAGCGGGACGATACGAAATAGCCCGTAATACTCATAAGTGGTTCAATGCCCCATCAGGCACAGCAGGAAACGCTATCTCCTTTACCCAAGCAATGACGCTAGATGCGTCTGGGAATTTGGGTGTGGGCGTAACAAGCATGAACACAACGCTTCATGTTCAAGGTGCTGGAACAACCGATGGAAGCATTAAGTTTAACCAGCAATTAAACAGCACGGGCGCATATAACGCAACGCCAATGAGCGGAACAATGGTTGCGCTTAAATACAATACTGCTGGTGATTATGCGGGTATGGGTGGCTGGTCAATTGGTAAAGAAAACGCAACCGATGGTAACTACGGAAGTTACTTTGCAATTCACACTAGGTTTAATGGCGCGGCTAATGGAGAAAAAGCCAGAGTTTCTTCTGATGGCGGTTTCTCAGTAGGCACAACAGCAAACCCCGGGGCTGGTGCAATCTATGCAACAGGCAACATCACTGCGTACTACTCTTCCGACATCAAGTTCAAAGAAAACGTGCGTGACATTCCTGATGCTTTGGCTACAGTGAACGCTATTGGTGGTAAGTTGTTTGATTGGAAAGACGACTACATTGAGTCCAAGGGCGGTGCTGATGGCTACTTTGTACAGAAAGCTGACTTCGGTGTGGTTGCCCAAGATGTACAGAAAGTATTCCCAATCGCTGTGCGTACCCGTGAAGATGGCTCATTGGCTGTTGACTACGAGAAACTTGGCGCACTGGCATTTGCCGCATTGGTTGAGTTGACTAAACGTGTAGAGGCATTGGAGTCCAAATAATGACAATCCCATCATCTGGCCCAGTTACATTCACAGACATCCAAACTGAGTTTGGTGGCACGAACCCGATTGCGTTGAATGAATACTACGCAGGTGGTGGCTTGGTTCCTGCGGGTACGACAGGCACGTATGGTGCTGTGCCAAGTAGCGGTCAGATCAGTGTTCAGAACTTCTACGGCACAACGGCTTACACGCCTATCTATGTTGAAGAAGTGTTTTCATCGTGGCTTTACGCAGGCAACGGCTCTACACAGGCTATCCCCAACGGTATTGACTTAGCCACTAAAGGTGGGTTGGTTTATTTTGGAAGACGATTGACAGGGGATAACCACTGGTTGATTGACACCGCGAGAGGCGGAACAAAGTTTTTAACCTCTAACACAACTGGCGCACAAGCTGGGGCTGATAATTACATTTCCAGCTTTAACTCTAACGGCTTTACTCTTGGGACAGGGAGTGGAGAGACAAATAGTAGTTTTTCATCAGGGGGCGCATACGTTGCATGGACATTCCGCAAGCAACCAAAGTTCTTTGATATTGTGACTTATACGGGGAATGGCGTAAGTGGAAGATCCGTTAGCCATAATCTTGGAAGCACCCCCGGGTGCATCATCATTAAAAGCACAACAAGAACTTCTGATTGGGTTGTCTATCACCGAAGTGTTGGGTCATCGGCAACTTTGATTCTAAACAGTACCGTAGCATCTGCTGACTACGGCAATAACATTTCCAGCGTTACATCAACATCTTTTAGCGTTACGGGTGGCTCTGACAGCAATGCCAACGGCGACACTTATGTGGCCTACATTTACGCCCACAACGCAGGAGGCTTTGGCCCCACTGGTTCTGACAATGTAATTACTTGTGGCTCATTTACCACGGTTAACGTCGGTGGGAATTCTACTGGCTTAGTAACAGATTTAGGGTACGAGCCACAATGGTTGTTGTACAAAAGATCTTCTGGTGGTGCGGCAGATTGGTCTATAGTAGATGTTAATCGTGGCTTTTGCCAACTAGAAAACCTTGTACTTGCTCCAAACACTACTGCCGCAGAATCCAATGCCGCAGGAGGTAATTCTCAATTCCCTTCGCCAACTGGGTTTCAGCTTAATGTAGGTTCGGTTGGTAATACGTTCATCTATATTGCAATTCGCCGTGCTCCAATGAAAGTGCCAACTGTAGGCACTAGCGTGTTTGCGCCTTTGGTGACTGCGGCTAGTGACGCTACTATTGGCACAACCAATTTCCCAATTGATTTGCAAATTGGTGGATATCGCGCTTCAACCAATTCCACCAACAACTGGAATATGTTTACCCGGCGAATAAAAGTTTCTACCACAAGCGATAATTCTGGTGCTGGGTTACGAACAAGCGGCACTGACGCTGAAAATACAGGACTCACTTATCCAATAAGATACAACAATACGGGTTACCAGAACTATGGTAGTCGCACATGGTCACTTAATTTCAGCCGAGCGCCTCAGTTTTTTGAGGTTGTTTGTTATACAGGCACAGGAGTTACAAGGACTGTAAGTCATAACTTAGGAGTTGCACCTGAGTTGATAATTATTAAAAGCAGAAGCAACAGTGGAGTTAATTATGCATGGCCTGTCTATGCCGCCCCAAGGGGGGCTACACAGGGGGCTTATCTTAATTCTAGTGACGAATTTGCCGTAGGTTATGGAACTCCTTTTTGGAATGACACAGCACCAACAGCATCTGTTTTTACTTTAGGAACTACTCAACAGTTAAATGGAAGTGGCTCAACCTATGTCGCCTACCTATTTGCAACTTGCGCTGGTGTTTCCAAAGTAGGCTCATACACAGGCACAGGCACTACAAAACAAATTGATTGTGGCTTTACAGCAGGGGCAAGGTTTGTTTTAATCAAGCGTACTGACTCTACTGGTGCTTGGTATGTATGGGATACTGCCCGTGGGATTATTGCAGGCAATGACCCTTATTTGCTCTTAAACAGCACAGCCGCTGAAGTTACCAACACAGATTACATTGACACCTACAGCGCAGGGTTTGAGATTAGTTCAACTGCGCCATCTGCCATCAATGCAAATGGTGGCTCATTTATCTTCTTGGCTATCGCATAAGGAATCATCATGGAAATCAGAGTTAGATCAACAGGCGCAGTAATGTTTTGGAACGAGTTCCGTGAGCTATTGCTTACCCAAAACCCCTCCGAGTTAATTACAGTCGCGCCCCAAACCGAAGAATGGTTAGACGCACATGGCGCAGATGTTGTGCTTGAAGGGCCACAAGCCACAGGCGGTACGGTATACCAATACTCAATGCGCCAAGGCGTGGAGCAGTTAGACGGCAAGTGGTACACAAAGTACGTGCTTGGCCCTATCTTCACAGACCGCGAAGCCACAGAAACCGAGCCAGCCCAAACAGCCGCTGAACAAGAGACTGCATACAAGGCAATGAAAGACGCAGAGCAAGCCGCAAACGTACGCAGATCACGTACTGAAATGCTCAAAGACTGCGACTGGACACAGATTGCCGACAGCACCGCAGATAAAACTGCATGGGCAACATACCGCCAAGCTTTGCGTGATGTACCTGCGCAGACTGGATTCCCTTGGACAATCACTTGGCCTACACAACCTTAAAGGACTAACATGACTACGATTACTTGGACAGTTACAGCAATGGACTGCTACACGCAAGAAGGCGGCAACAACAATGTCGTCTTCACGGTGCACTGGACTTGCGCTGGTGTTTTTGCTGACACGTACGGCAGTGTGTACTCGACCTGCTCAGTGCCTGCGCCATCTGGCTCTTTTACACCCTACGCCAATCTGACTCAAGACCAAGTTCTTGGCTGGATTTATGCCAATGGTGTTGATAAAGCGGCAACTGAAGCGGCTGTTGAGCAACAGATTCAACAACAAATTGCGCCAACTGTGCAGACCCCACCACTGCCTTGGAGCGCCTGATGGAAATTAACTTGAAGCTTTCTTTGGAAGAAGTATCTGCCATATTGCAAGTGCTTGGCGACCTGCCAACTAAGAGCAACGCATACCCCCTCTTGATGAACATCAAGGGTCAGGCAGAAGCACAACTTCCAAAAGAGCCTGCACCGGAGTAACCATGCGGGACTGGGCTGAAGCGTTTATCGTTGCGGCCTTTGTGACTATTTTTATAGTCTGGGGAACGTTTACCCTTGTGTGGATTTGGGGATGAAATGATTGACATTACCAAAGCGATTGGAGCCGTTGCCGCTACCGTTGCCGCTTTAGGCGGTAGTTACACGCTTGCCGATAAGTTTGGTTGGTTTGACCGCGCAATCATTGAATGGTCGCCTGAGAACTTTAAGATTGTGGCAGAAGCTGGTAAGCCAATAAATGTGACCGTTGCGCGGATCAAGAAGCGGGACGATTGTTCTGTTGAGAGTTTCACGCCAAGCATTCGTGATGCGGCTGGTATGGTGCATGAGGCAACCACTACCGCAAGTAAGTTCAGTGGCCCAGCCGGGCCAGAGATTGACACATTTACCTATGAACTTACGATGGTTGGCAAGGAAAAGGTTACCAGCGGCAAAGCCACTTTGCTGGCGACGATCAAGTACAAGTGTCCTGAAGGGGAGCGCGTTGTACAGTACCCTCGTCATGCAAATTTAAGTTTTGAATTGAAATGATTGATCCAATTACGGCGCTAGAAGGATTGCAAACTGCAATCAGTGTCGTTAAAAAAGCTAGTAAAGTCGCTAGTGATCTGGCAGGTCTAACGCCGTCAATAGCCAAGCTTTTTGATGCCAAGTCAACCGCTACCAAGGCCATGCTTCACGCCAAGCGTACGGGTGGCAAGTCTAACCTTGGTGTAGCGTTACAAATTGAGATGGCTTTGGATGAAGCCAAGCGGTTTGAAGAGCAGTTAAAAATGTTGTTTATGCAAGCTGGGCGCATAGACGTGTGGAATGCGGCTAAAGCCCGTCAAGCTGAACTGGACAGGGATGATGCCAAAGAGATGGCGGCTTTACACGCTGAAGAAAAAAGGCGTAAAGAGGCCGAGGCCGAACAGATGGAGTGGGCAATTGCCATTGTGATTATTGTGATGTTTGTTGGTGCTGTTGGCTGGGGGCTTACACAAATTAACGAACTATGCGCTACCAACAGGTGTGGGCGGTGAATGAATACCAAAAACAGTTTGACCTCTTCCTCAAAGTTTTTGTCAGGCTGTGTATTGCGTGGTGGGTGCTTGGACTGCTCCGCTTCCTGCCAGATGAGTTGGCGGGGAAAATTGTCGATAAACTACTTGGAATGATTGGACTGTAATGCTATCTCTATTCTCAACCCTTGGCGGCTTGCTTATATCAGGCTTGCCTAAACTACTAGACTTTTTCCAAAACAAGGCTGACCAAAAGCATGAGTTGGCGCTTGCCCGTGTCCAAGTAGAACTACAGCTACAGATGATGGCTCAAGGCTTTGCCGCCCAAGAGCGCATGGAAGAGATTCGCACTGACCAGATTGCCATGCAGACAGACGCAGAAATGACTGTTGCGGCCTATGACCACGACAAGAAGATCATGGAAGAAGCCAGCCGCTGGGTAGTCAACTTTGTCGGTACGGTTCGCCCGATGGTGACTTACATCTTTGTGTTGGAACTTTGTGCAATTAACGCTTGGATTGCCTACTACGTTTACAGCCGCCCAAGTCTGGTGATGAGCATAGAAGACCTGATCCGCCTGTCCGACATCATCTTCTCCACGGATGAGATGGCAATGCTTGGAGGCATCATAGGGTTCTGGTTTGGCTCAAGAAGCTGGAGCAAAAAATGAAACTAGGCGAAGCTGGCGCTAAGTTGATGCACCAGTGGGAGGGGTATAGGAATAAGCCATACCTGTGCCCAGCCCACATTTGGACAATTGGGTACGGCCATGTACTGTATCAAGAACAGATCAAGCTGCCCGTGGTCAGGAAAGAGGGTTACACTGGACTGTTGCGTAGCGAGTACCCACTGAAGCCGGAGGACAACCGTGTCTGGACTAAAGAAGAGATCGAGAAACTATTCGCAGATGATGTCGGCCCTACTGAACGTGGTGTTCTTAGACTTGCTCCCGCTTTATCTGGTCGTCAAGGGGCTTTCGATGCGTGTGTCAGCTTTGCCTTCAACGCCGGAGTGGGGGCTTTTCAGCGTTCTTCTATTCGGATGAAAATAAACCGTGGCGACTGGGAAGGCGCAGCCGATGCCCTCTTGCTGTATTGCATGGCTGGTGGCAAAATACTACTAGGGCTAAAAAAGCGCAGGGACGCTGAACGCGCCTTGTTTCTATCCTAGGACTGCCGATGCCATTACAAAAAATACTGTTCAAGCCGGGGGTCAACAAAGAAAACACCCGCTACACCACCGAGGGTGGATGGTATGACTGCGACAAAATTCGCTTCCGTCAAGGCAACCCCGAGATTTTAGGCGGCTGGCAACGCATCTCCTCAAACACATTTAACGGCACTTGCCGTTCGCTTTGGAACTGGACAACGCTTGGCAACCTCAACCTAGTAGGCGTTGGAACTAATACAAAGTTCTACATTCAAAACGGTGGTGCGTACTTTGACATCACGCCTATCCGCGTAACCACTACGCTTGGAACAGACCCTTTCACGGGCAACGGCACAACCACAGTCACAGTGGCGGCTACAGCACACGGTGCAACTGACGGCTCTTTTGTTACTTTCAGTGGCGTTACGGGTACGTACGCATCTGTTCTAAATGCAGAGTTCCAGATCACGCTTGTTAATGCCAACTCCTACACAATCACAACATCATCTGTGGTTGCGGCAGGGGCAACGGGTGGCTCGGCTGTTGTTGCAGCGTATCAACTTAATGCTGGCCCTGCGTATGCTGTACCTTTGACGGGCTGGGGCGCAAGTTCATGGGGCACACCTCCTACATTTGCGCCACCTTCAACAGTTGGTACATGGGGTTATGGCGCTACGTCTACCACAGGCTTACAGCTTTGGAGCCAGATTAACTACGGCGAAGACTTGGTCTTTGGCCCCCGTGGTGGTGGCTTGTACTACTGGGACGCAACGTCTGGGCTATCTACCCGCGGTGTATTGCTCAACTCCCTTGGTGGCACGGTGTCGTTTACCAACGCATCTCCTACTGTCGTAACATCAACAGTTCTTTATACCGAAGGCGCGGCGCTTAAATTCTCTGGCGGCTCGTTACCAACGGGTATTACAGCAGGTGTTACGTACTATGTGTTTGAAGTAAACGGTTTGACGTTTAAATTACTAGACAGCGCAGGGGCGGCAGTTAATACAACTTCTTCAGGCACGGGTTCGGTGTCCACTATTGTTGACGTGCCGACTGTTCAGAACAGCATAATTGTGTCGGACTCTTCTCGTTTTATTATTGTGTTTGGCTGCAACGACTACGGCAGTGCAACGCTTGACCCCATGCTAATTCGCTGGTCAGCGCAAGATGACATCTACAATTGGACGCCTGACCCCACTAACCAAGCAGGTTTTGTGCGGGTGTCTCACGGCTCTGAAATTGTGGCTACAGTCCAGACCCGTCAAGAGGTGCTGGTGTTTACCGACTCGTCTGTGTATTCACTGCAATACCTTGGCCCCCCTTATGTCTGGGCACCCCAACTGCTGGGCGACAACATTTCAATTCAAGGCCCCAACGCCGCTGTAATTGCTTCCGGTATTGTGTACTGGATGGGCGTGGACAAGTTCTACTCCTACGATGGCCGTGTGCAAACGCTTAACTGTGACCTGCGTCGTCACATATTTGGGGACTTTAATCAGTCCCAAGCCGCGCAGGTGTTTGCGGGTACAAACGAAGGCTTCAATGAAGTCTGGTGGTTCTATTGCTCTGCCAATTCATTTACCATTGATCGTTACGTAATCTACAACTACCTAGAAAAAATCTGGTACTACGGCACGATGGCACGAACCGCGTGGCTGGATTCTGGTTTGCTTGACTACCCCTTGGCAGCTACGTACAGCAACAACTTGGTGTATCACGAGAATGGGCTGAACAACAATGAAACAGGAACAACTACCGCTATTGATGCCTACATTTCATCCTCAGAGTTTGACATTGGCGACGGACATAATTTTGGTTTTGTGTGGCGCGTCCTTCCTGATCTGACTTTTGAGAACGCCGAGAACTCCCCTACCGGTGCTACACCTTCGGTGGCCATGACGCTCTACGGCTTGGCAAATTCTGGCTCTGGCGTAACAAGCACGGCATCGCAACCTGTAGCAAAAAGTAGTACATACGTGATTACCGAGCAGTTTACCGGCATGATCTTTACCCGCATGCGCGGTCGCCAGATGATCTTTAAGATTAGCTCTAACCAGATTAACACAGTCTGGCAGTTGGGCGCACCACGTATAGATATTCGTCCTGACGGCAGGCGCTGATGACATCCAAGAACAGGATCATTACCCCCGCACCACCCAATTTACCACTGGGCACGGATCAGTACGAGCGCAGGTATCAAGATCAGTTTACGAACGTTCTGCGTCTGTACTTTAACCAACTACAAAACGCGTTTGCAGAACTGTTTGGCCCAACTGGTGGTAAGTACGTGTCGAATCCATACGGGGCGTTTTCTAGCGATCAAGACCAGACGGCTGTAGCCAACACCGCAACGTTGATGACGTTTAATACCACTGACTTTGCCGATAGCGTAAGGATCGTCAACTCTGAAATTACTGTGGAGTACGCTGGTATATACAACCTGCAGTTCAGCGCTCAGTTTAGAAACACAGACACAGCCTTCCAAGATGTCTACATCTGGCTACGTCAAAACGGCGAAGACATTACAGGCTCAACAGGTTTTGTGTCTATCCCAAACAGACACGCTGGCACGGACGGGCACGCAATTGTTGGCTGGAACTATTTTTTAAATATGGCAGCAGGTGACCACGTTGAGATTTACTGGTCTGTGCCTAACGTTGCTGTAACTATCCAGCACCTTGCCGCTTCCGGCACGCCAACTAAGCCTTCTACGCAATCCGTCGTAGCTACACTTTCATTTGTGTCTGCGCTCCCAGCATGATATTATCAAACAACCCCCATTTTGAGAGGCAAAAATGAGCCTACATAAGTTTGCCGAACAAGTAGCATCGCAAGGCCGCGGTGACGATTCACTGCTTGTACACATGACGCCGGATGAAGTCCGGAATCTACAAAGATTTGCCCAAGCTAATGGCACGACGCTGACCATCAATCCTGTTACGGGTTTACCCGAAGCCGGGCTTTTGTCTGACCTGTTCAAAGCGGTTGCCCCTATCGCCCTTGGCGCGTTCTTAGGCCCTGCTGGATTGGGCATGTCTTCCATGATGGCTGGGGTTGCCACAGGAGGTATTACAACTTTAGCTACCGGCAGTTTGTCTCGCGGCCTCATGGCCGGATTGGGTGCGTATGGTGGAGCGGGTCTGGGCGAGAGCTTTATGACGGCTGGCGGTAATGCGATGGTTTCTGGTGGTGCTCCAGTTGGTGCGGAAAACCTTGTGGGGGGCTTAAGTTCTTCTGGTGCTACGGCTGGTAGTGCCGTGTCTGTTCCGCCTATTGAGCAGATTAACCCTTCAAACTTTAATTTAGCTAAACCTGACGTATTGAGTGCGGGGGCTAAAGCCGCAGCCGCAAACCCAATGGCGTTTGCCAAACAAAACCTTGGTAACTTAGCTTACGCCGCCGCACCAATTGCCGCAGGCTTGATGGTGCCCACAACCACAAAACTACCTGATCCAAAAGACACTGGTCGTATTCGCCAGATGGCTTTTAACATCAATCCAGATACGGGCAGGCCAGACCCTCTGTACGGCATGCGCGAGATGCCGGTTGTCAAAACCAGTGATTTTGGAGACAAAACATTTAAAGGCCAGCGTGATTTGTTCTACCAACAGAACCCAAACCCATACGACATTGGCATAGGTTCTTTAAACCAGCCCCCGCAACAACAGCAACAACCAACTCCTATGGCCGGTGGCGGCATTGTGGCTTTGGCTGGCGGTGGCGATATACCCGGATACGCCGGTAACCAAGGCAGTCTGGTAAGTGACGCCGACATCTTTAAATACTTCCAAACTCCCGGTCTTAGCGATGCAAAAATTGCTCAGGACATGCAGACTTTTGGCGTTAGCGCTGCCGACATTGCTCGTGCTACCGGTACACAAAACCAGCAAGCTGACTACGAAAAACGTTTTGTAAATACACTACTTACACCAACCACAGACTCTTCTGAGTTTCTAAAAGCTACCGGTGCAGTTGGTTTAAAAGACCAATCACTAGCTACTGCTATGCAGAACGCGGGGTTGTCCCAAGGCGCTCAGTACGCCTTAACGCACGCCATAGATGACAAGGGATATACAGGCGGTATTGTTGATGCAAGTACTGGAAAACCTGTTGATTTCTACAATCAAATTGGATACACCGCCGGTGCTTTGCCCGGTGACCAAGGCGGTTTAGAAGGTTTGTACGGCAATATTAACTACGGCGCATCTGGCTTACAAAATTTAATTAACTCTGGAAAAATGACTGTAGCCGAAGCGCAGAATGCCGCGCTTGCAGAATTAGAACGCGCAAAACTTAGTTTAAAAGACGTCGAAGCAGCAACCGGTAAAAAGTTTGGCGATTTGTTTACGGCAAAGAAAAAAGAAGACGATAAAAAAACTGTAATCACAGATACAGACGGTACAGGTGTAGTTACAGGCGGCACAGGTACAGGCACAGGAGTAACAACCGTTACGCCGACACCATTTACAAGCGTGATCCCCGGAGGCTTCTACGGCAACGCCACAAACCCCGGCGACATTACGACCAACAAAGACGGCACAGTGACTGTGCATCCAAATATTCCGTATCGTCCGTATGGCGGTTTCTCCGGCATGGGTGAAGTACGGGACGCGTACACCAAAGGTGGCGGCAGCTTGGGATACACATCTCCCGTAGTTAAAACTGCGGCTGAGCATGCCGCTGCATACAACACAATGACGGATGACTCGCTGGACGCATACAACTTCCTGATGGGCAAGGGCAAAAATCTAACCCAGCGCAAAGCAGAAACACGAAATAGACCCGTATCGCAGCGGTATGACGAAGCTGTGATGGGTAGAAAGATTGGAAAACCCGTAGTTAAAACAACTGAAACAAAATTAGTTACAGGAATCCCCGGCCAGCCGCAGACTTACTTTAACGAAGCCGAGTACCTTGCGGCCAACCCTGATGTTGCGGCTGAGCTAAAGTCAGGTAAATCTAACTTTACATCTGCGTACGAGCACTGGCTTAGATACGGCAAAGCCGAAGGCCGCAAGTTTATGGGCGATTACGAAGGCTACACAACTGCTTTGGCTTTGGCTAGTGCGGCTGGTGCAGGCGGTGGTGGAGACGGGCCAACAGGCCCTTCTGGTGGGGGTAATCCAAACAGTATTTCTGGATTTACTCCCGGGCTTGCAAATCCAAATATTAGTGATGTAAACATGAGCACCATGAGTCCTGCGGCTGCTGCGGCGGCTGCGGCTTCGGCTGCGGACAGTGCTGCTGCGGCAGCAGCAAGTGCTACTGGCAATGCTCCCGGTAGTGACGGCTCCCCCGGTTCAGGTGCTAAAAATGGCGGCATGATTGGCTACGCTATGGGCGGCGGGCTAGGTTCTCTGGGCTCTTATTCTGATGGCGGCAGGCTTCTTCGAGGCCCCGGTGATGGCGTGTCTGACAGCATCCCTGCAACCATTGGCCGTAAACAACAACCCGCACGACTTGCTGATGGTGAGTTCGTGATACCTGCGCGTATCGTGTCTGAGTTGGGTAACGGCTCTACAGATGCAGGCGCTAAGAAACTCTACGCCATGATGGATCGTGTACAACGTGCACGCGGTAAGACCACAGGCAAAAACAAAGTAGCGGCCAATAGCCGCGCTGACAAATATCTTCCCGCTTAAGGAATAGATCATGGCTACAGCCGCAGTAAAACCAACACAGTATCAAGAATCTAGTATAGGCTTTGCAGAGGACATTGCTCCCTTTGCAAGAAAACTGCTAGGTACGGCAGAGCTTTACACTGATCTTGAGGAAAACCCGTACCAGCAGTACATGCGTGATCGTCAAGCGCAGTTCACGCCACTGCAACAGCAGGCATTCGAAAATGCAGGGTTGATGCAGACCGCTCCACAATTGGGTGATGCTACCGCTATGGCGGGTATGGCAGGTCTTGGCGCTCTCAACACGCAGTACACGTTTAACCCATACCAGATACAGCAATTCACGGGAACAAACACACTGCCCGGATACGACGCACAAGGTAAGTTCCAGCCCGGCACGGGCTCAGTTGGCCAGTACATGTCTCCGTACATGGACACGGTTGTTGCTCGACAGCAGGCCGACGCACAGAGACAAGGCGACATCGCTAGGCAGACACAAAATGCTCAAGCCGCTCGCTCAGGTGCTTTTGGTGGTAGCGGTAATCTTCTTGCCAATAACCAACTCAACGCTTCTTTGATGCGTCAAAAGGGCGACATCCAAGCCAAAGGACTGCAAGACGCTTATCAACAAGCGATGCAACAGTTCAACCAATCGCAGGCTCAAAACCTAGCGGGACAGCAACTCAACGCTCAACAGCAACAGTTTGGTGCAGGGCTAGGGCTTCAAGGTTTGCAGACAGCCATGACAGGCGCTAAGAGTTTGGCTGATATTGGTCAGACACAGTACGGCCAGAACCTTGGCCTTTTAGATGTTCAAAATCGTTTTGGTACTCAGCAACAACAGCAAGTTCAGAACGCTTTAAACACAGAGTACCAAGACTTCCTGAACTATCAGAACTACCCGTACAAGCAGATGGGCTTCATGTCTGACATGATCCGTGGTTTGCCTATGTCGCAACTATCTTCCACAATGTATCAGCAACCCCCATCAATGGTTCAACAAGCGGCGGGTCTGGGTATCACAGGTAAAGCATTGGGTGTGTTTGCTGAAGGCGGCTCGGTTGACGAGCGCCCTGCTGGTCTGGCAGACTTGGCAATCTATAGAATGGGTCAGGATTAAATCATGCAATTAGAAGAACTATCTAATATCTCTGACAATCTGGCGATGATGCCAGACCCTGCTTTGCAGAAGTTTGCGCAGATGCACAAACAAGACCCGTACATGGTGTCACTGGCGCTCAGCGAAAGCAATCGCCGCAAGAAGATGCGTATGGCAG